GGTCAATCAACTGTAAGAGCAAATAGTATATTAATTGCTAGAGTAGGCGATCCTACTGTATCACATCCATTTCCACCTTTACCACCGTGTGCCCCACATGTAGCAAATGTAAACGCAGGATCATCAACTGTTAGAGTTCATGGTATTGCTATAGCAAGAGTTGGGGATTCAACAGACGCTGGTGCTATGATAAGTGGAAGTTCTAACGTAAACGCAGGATAATTAGTATAAATATTAGTGTTATGCCAAGTTACGATGCCACAAATACAAACAACTCAAAAAGAGCAAATAGAATCTATAAAGATTTAGATTTAGATTTTGGTCGTAATGTTGTTAGTAATGATGTAAATAAATTAACAAATGTAGAGGCTGTAAAAAGAAGTGTTAGAAACTTAATACAAACTAATCACTTTGACAGACCTTTTCATCCTGAATTAGGTTGTAATGTTCGTGCTATGTTATTTGAACCAGTTACACCATTAACTGCTTTGAATTTACAAAGACATGTAGGTGAAGTTTTAAAAAATTTTGAACCTAGAGTAAGAGTACAACAAATACTTGCTCGACCTGACTTGGATAGAAACGCATACGATTTAAAAATAAGTTTTTATGTAGTAGGACATCCTGATCCTGTAACAGTAGAAACTTTTTTAGAAAGATTAAGATAAAATGGCAAGTAATAAATTAGCAGTATCGGATTTAGATTTTGATAATATAAAATCTAACTTAAAAACATTTTTACAAAATCAACCAGAATTTTCAGACTATAATTTTGAAGGATCAGGTTTTGCTGTTCTTTTAGATTTATTAGCATATAATACACACTATCTAGGTTTCAATGCTAATATGTTAGCAAATGAAATGTATTTAGATTCAGCAGACATAAGAAAAAATATTGTGTCAATTGCTAAAATGTTAGGTTATACACCTACTTCGGCAAAATCACCTATAGCAGATATTTCTATTACTGTTAATAATGTGCCTACAAGTACAGCGTCAATCACAATGGCAAAAGGTACAGCGTTTGAAACAACAGTTGATGATGTAACTTATCAGTATCTAACAAATGCCGAAATTACAATTACACCTTCAGACGGTGTTTACACTTTTTCAAACGTAGATATTTTTGAAGGTACTTTAGTTTCATTTAGATATACAGTAGATAGTTCAGATCCTGACCAAAGATTTATTATACCTAGTGAATTGGCAGATATGACAACTTTAAAAGTACAAGTACAAAATTCATCTACTGATTCTACTACAAACACTTTTATTAAAACAACAGGATTAACTTCTATCAATTCAACATCAAAAGTTTACTTCTTACAAGAAAGTGAAGATGAAAGATATGAGATATATTTTGGCGACGGTGTATTAGGTAAAAAGTTAGATGATAGTAATATTGTAATATGTGAATACATAGTTACAAATAAAGAAGCTTCAAACGGTGCTTCATCATTTACATTATCAGGTAATATAGGCGGATTTACAGACGTTAGTATTACAACTAATTCAAGTTCACAAGGTGGTTCTGATCCTCAAACAAAAGAGTCAATTAGATTTAACGCACCTTTACAATATTCAAGGCAAGACAGAGCAGTTACAACAGGTGATTATGAAACTTTAGTAACTGAATTATATCCTAACGCACAAGCCGTTTCTGCTTGGGGTGGTGAAGATGATGAAAATCCAGTTTACGGTCAAGTTAAAATTGCTATTAAGGCTGCCTCTGGTTCTACATTAACTAATCAAACTAAAACTGATTTAGTGGCACAATTAAAAAAATATAATGTTGCTTCAGTAACACCTGTAATTGTTGATCCAGAAACAACAGATATTATATTAACAACAACTGCTAAGTTTGATGAAAAGGCAACCACAAAAAATGCTGATACAATTAAATCAAATATAATTACAAGTTTAGATAATTATAATACTGATACTTTACAAAAATTTGATAGTGTCTTTAGACATTCAAAAGTAGTTAAACAAATAGATGATACAGATACATCTATATTATCAAATGTAACTACTATTAAAGTTAGAAAATCTTTTACACCTACTTTAAGTACATCTACTAGATATGATGTTTATTTTAGAAATGGTATATTTAATCCACACTCAGGACACAAGTCGAGTATTGGTGGTGTAATTACTTCTTCAGGTTTTAAAGTAGATGGTGATACAACAAACATTTACTACTTAGATGATGATGGACAAGGTAATATTAGAAGATATTATTTTGTAGGTACAGTTAGAACATATGCTAATAACACACAAGGTACAGTTGATTACTCAACAGGTCAAATAACTATTAATTCTTTAAATGTATCTTCAATAGAAAATATTAGAGGAGCTTCTTCAACTATTGTAGAAATTACAGTAGAGCCTGCTTCAAATGATATTGTTCCTGTTAGAGATCAGATTTTAAATATAGATACAGCTAACTCTACAATTACAGTCGAAGCTGATACGTTTGTTGGAGGTTCTGCTAGCGCAGGTGTAGGTTATACAACAACAAGTAGTTATTAAAAATGGCAAAGTTCACTGACTTAATTTCAAATCTAGTTAACAGTCAGGCTCCTGACTTTGTTTTAGAGCAACATCCTAAATTTTTAGAATTTATAAAACAATATTATACTTTTATGGAAGCGGCAGAGCTATCCGTAACTAGTGTACAAACAACAGACGGTATATCATTAGAAACTGATACCTCTTTAGAAAATGAATTATTATTAGACGGTTCTAAATTAACATCTGAAAGAACACAAGAAGACGCTGGTGATAAAATACTTTTAGAAAGTTCTACTTATGGTAAATTTACTAGAGGTGAAACTATTACAGGTTCTACTACAAATGCTACGGCAACAGTTCTTACAGAGGATTTAAGTAATGGTAAATTATATATTTCATCACAAAATAAATTTAAAGATGGTGAAACTATAACAGGTAGTTCTTCTAGTGCTAGTGCTGTTATTAATAATTACAAACCTAATCCTGTTTCAACTATTCAACAACTTTTAGAATTTAGAGATCCAGATAAAGTTATTTCTAATTTCTTAACAAAGTTTAGAAATGAATTTTTAAATACTTTACCTGAAACTTTATTTTCTGAAATAGATAAAAGAAAATTAATTAAAAATATTAAATCTTTATATAGATCAAAAGGTACTGCTAGAGGACACGAAATATTTTTTAAAATGTTATTTGGGTTAAATTCTGAAACAATTTATCCTAAAGAACAAATGTTAAGAGCCTCAGATGGTCAATGGAATATTAAAAAAATATTAAGATGTGTTGTTACAACTGGCGCAACAGAAAATTTAATAGGTAGAACAATTACAGGTCAAACCTCTGGCGCAACTGCTATTATTGAAAACGTATTTAGATTTCAAATAGGTTCAAATGAAGTTTCTGAATTAATATTAAATGAAGATACTATCACTGGAACTTTTACTGCTGGCGAAGAAATTAGAGGCACACAATCAGATACATCAACAGAATTTATTAAAGCAACTGTTAGTGCTTTACCTTCAACATCAACTATATCAAATGATGGTGCCTTATATTCAACTGGCGATGTTATTACAGTTACAGGTGGTGGTGAGGCTGCTTCAATACAAGTAGGTGATGTAGGCTCAGGTGGTATAACTAGTTTTGTTATAGACGCAGGTGGTACAGGTTATGCTATTGGGGATGATATTAATTTTACTAATACAGGTGCTGGTGGAGGATCAGCTGAAGCAAAAGTTTCAGTTGTTAATGGTGGTTTTACACAAGAAGATTCAACATCAACTGTTGAGGATCATATTGTTTTAGAAGATGAAACAGTAAGAGGTGATCCATATACAGGAAATAAAATTGTACAAGAATCAGGATCAGGCAGTGAAGATATTACTGATATAAGAATTATCAACTCAGGTTCAAACTATACATCTTTACCTACTGTTGCTGTGTCAACAGATAGTGGTGGTTCAGGTGCTAGTGTATTTGCTTTCGGTGATCAAGTAGGCAGAGTTCAAAGTATTAATAAAATTGATCCAGGTATTAATTACCAAGATTCACCTTCACCACCTTCATTTACTTTTTTAACAAAAATTTTAGTAACTGATATTTCAGGTACATTTACAGAAAATGAAACTATTACAGGTATAGATTCATCTTCAACTGCTATTACGGCAACTTTTAAATCTTTAAATACTAATACTCAAATAATGACTTTATCTTCGGCAAGTGGAACATTTGCTGTTGATACTACATTAACAGGTGGAACTTCAGGCAAAACTGCTATTGTTAAAATAGTAGATACAGCAACTGCTTCAACAACTGTTGCTACAATCATTGATACTGATGGAAGTTATTTAAATGAGGATGGTCATGTTTCAGAATTAACAATGAAAGTACAAGATAGTTTATACTACCAAGATTTTTCATATGTAATTAAAGTTGGTAGATCAATAAATGACTGGCGAGATTCATTTAAAAAGACAATGCACGGTGCTGGTTTTTACTTTACAGGACAAGTTGATAGTGTTAATAGAATAAATGCTAGACTTAAATCTATAACAGGTCTAAATTCAAGTATATCTTATGATGGACCTGCTCTAGTAATCAATACATTATTCTCTACAATTTTAGGTAGTAGATTAGGTACTGAAACAGATGGTACATCCGTAAGAGCAAATAAAAATTTAGGTGTTGGTGCTGATTTAAATGATAGTACAAGTGATCACTTTACAGCAAACACTAGAGATAGAACATTAACTCAAAGAATTACGTTAAAATTAAGCGAATACAAAGAATTTCCTGTTGCTATTAGAAATAACTCTACTAAATTTGGTATTCCTGTGGCAGGACCTACATTTAAGAGTTTAGGTAAGTTTATGCTAGGGGGAAACTTTAGTAATAGAACAAATATAAGTAGTATCAACGCATTAAGATTAGGTGGTACGTTTAATACAAGTGTTAATGGTTTATCAAATAGAATAAGTGATTTTACATTTAAGTTAAAAACTAATTATGCTATACCATCAGAAATTGGTTTATTACAAGAAGATACTTTTGATGAAAACCAAACATTCTTTGACGCAACAGATGTAACTTTTGATGCTGGATAATAGAAGAACGTTATAAATATGAGTATAAATAGTAATATGATAAAGTTGGTTGTTTTAAAAAATGAAGAAATTTTAAAACAAGGTGAAGATTTTACTTTTGAAGGCGATAATATAATCTTAAAAACACCTTTACAACCAAACGAAAAATTATCAGTAAGAAAATTAGAGGAAGATAATGGGTAGACAAGTAATTCAGATAGGAACAACTGCCAATGACGGAACGGGTACTACGCTTCGTGCTGGTGGTGATCTAATCAACGAAAACTTTAACGAAATTTACAGTGCTTTAGGTGATGGTTCTACTGTCGCATTTACAATATCAGGTGTAACTAACGGTCAAACTTTAATTTATAATTCATCTAATGGTTTATTTGAGCCAGGAGACGCAGGTGGTTTCACAATCGCAGGTGACGGTGGTGATAATCAATCAATAGTTTCTGGTAATACATTAACTGTGGCAGGTGGTACAGGTATTACAACAACAGGTGTTAATACAGATAGATTATCTATTGCTGTTGACGCCACAATTGCTACATTAACAGGTTCACAAACATTAACAAATAAAACATTAACAGCACCAGTTTTAAATGGTGCGTTAAGTGGTACAGGCTTTTTAGATGAAGATAACTTTGCTTCAGATTCAGCAACTGCTGCTGCTTCTCAACAATCTATTAAGGCATATATTGCCACACAAGTTTCAAGTGTTACAGGTGCCAGTACAACTACATTTACAAATAAAACTTTTGATGCTGACGGTACAGGTAACA